GGACAAACTGACTCGCTAGAAACGATCTTCTTGGGATATTTCCTCTGAAGAAAACCGGTCCGGCGTAGGTAGAATTGTCGCCTAAAGGATTAGTTGGGTAGTTATTGTACTCTAACCGTTTGGTAAAGTTATATAACTTTGTTGAAACCGGACGATAGGAATTCCTACCGTGGTTCATTACCCCTAATTCTTTAAAAGTTAGGTTTTGGAGAACAGAGTTCAACTGAAATAAAATTTCTTCCATATTATCCATATTTGGATCGAATGGTTGATAATCAGTTGATTTAGTCACAATTTGTGGCATATCTGTCGTTTTCCTTAGAACAATCTCTTCTTTAGAATTCCAATCTTGATATTTCAAGTCGGACTCTAATAGATCATATTCCGATTTAACGGGTGTCTCTTCAATAGGAGCGATTACTCTATTGTCAAAACTGATCTGAGAGAGTGAGTTGACTAGCTTGTAACATTTACTAAGAATTTTCTTAGACGTGATCATCTCTATTGAGAGGTCATCGATGTTACCATACTTAAAGGAATAATCCTTTTCGTGTGCTGCTATCAAATCTAAGGTACACTCAAATCCAGGAATCTTGGGTGTCAAAATATTTTTGACTCTATCCTCGATGTCTGGAAGTAACTCCAAAATGCTATAATAGTAGAAGGTCCTTTTATACGTCTCTAGATTATAATCTAGGTCAGTTAAAACCGGATCCTGAAGGAGACGAACAGAATAATCATTCTGCAAGCTCTTCATGAGGGTTCTGGAGCCTTCTAAGTTGGGACTGAATTTGCACATCATGTAAAAACATCGTAAGAGGTATTCCTCTTCTGGATGTTTACAAGACGTGATGATTGAGCGGATAGGAAAATCTTCTATACCGCGCTCTTCTAAGTGTCTACATAATTCTGGAATGTCCAAAAGATTCTTTTGAACACTCCTGTAGATATTAGGAGATATGCGTGATACATCAAGACCACGATTCAAGTTTCTTGAAACGTACTCTCCAACTAGATTATTATCTGTTGCAGATTTTGTCTTGTAAGGATTTATTTCTAAACCCAATACTTCAGTATAGATCTTGTGTATATGTCCATGTGGATCATAACACCATAGATCGTCACCAACTTTGTTAAATATAGTTCGATTAAGTTCCTTATACGGAATCTTGTATTTTCTATCATAGATATATGATAGGACAAGGAGATCAGTTAAGGTAGCTATGTCAAAGGAACCGGCAGTGCCCATTCCTTGACCTCTACCATAAATGACTCTCGAACCATCTTTAACCTCCCATTCACACGATACGACTAAGTCGTACCAGCTCGCCGCCAGATCATTCCCGAAGAATTCTTCAAGAACAATCTTCTGAAGCGAAGCAGGGAAGGCATCAGTCCAG